CTTAAAGGAACTCGGCGTCGGAGCCATACTTATCACTATGGTCATGAAAGAAATGTTTGGCTTTTTAAAAAACAGAAAAGAATCTAGCGATGATTCGTCTAGTATAGAAGCGTATAAAAAAGTAGCGAGCGATAGTAGGCTAGAAGCCGCGATTACGTCTTTAAAAGAGAATATGGTAAAGCAAACGACAATTTTAGAGCGTATGCAGCAAGATCACTCTGAGCTTTTAAGCCTCACCCGTCGTTCAAAGTAGATTGATTAATTCTTCTAGTTCAATACTATTCAAAATATGCCAATAGCAATGATTAGTGTCCCTACATATGACGGGAAACTCCATTTCGGTGCGGTAAATGGGATTTTAAGGGCCTCTATAGATCCAAGCCACGCCGTTCAGTTCGTAGCGTCCTCGCTTCTTACAAAGTGCTTCAATCAGCTTTGGACCAACGCACTTAATGCTAGAAAATTAGGCATCACACACTTTGCAATGCTTCACGCCGACATCGCACCGGAAGATTATTGGCTAGATAAAATGCTTTCTATTATGGGAAAATACAATGCGGATATCCTGTCAGTTGTTTCACCGCTTAAGAATTCCGACGGGCTTACCTCAACCGCAATAGGGGGGATAGATGCAAGGGCCAGAAGATTCACTTTAAAAGAAATCCATTCGATGGAAAAGACTTTCACGAGAGAGCACCTTTTAATCAATACGGGATTGATGCTTGTAGACATTACAAAACCATGGGCGCAGCAGGCTATCTTCAGCATTAAGGACTTCATCTACAAAGAGAATGGTGAGTATCGGGCTGAGTGCATTTCAGAAGACTGGAATTTTTCAAAGCAGGCCGAGCTTTTAGGCGCCCAAATCTATGCGACAAGTGAAGTTTCCTTAACTCATTTTGGACAAACTGCTTTTCCTAATGATCATGTGTGGGGAACAAAGGAAACGGATGAGTAAAATAGTCAGTGAAATGGTTCACGGCATGCCTTTTTTTGACGTCGTAAAAGACGAAACAAAAGAAGGCGTAGAGCCTAATAAAAAAGCAATTCGTCCGTATTATGTGCCCACACAAGGCAATGTATGGAGTCCCCTTTTACGATATCCCGTAAATGCCAAGTGCTTTTGCGGAAGCAAGTTAAAGGCAAAAAAGTGCTGCATGCCAAAATTATCTAGAGCAATGGACGTAAAAGACGCAATGCAAGTGCTTAAAGACTGGGATAAGATAATTTTAGGTAAAATACTTATCTCAGAAGCGGAGAAGCCAAAAGAAACGTGAAAAAAGTTAAACGAAATACAGAAAAGCCGGAAGCATTAGAGGCAAAATCTGAAGTCATTATTCACGCTACCGAAATCGTTTTAATTGACCCTAAGTCGATTGAGCTAAACGAACGGAACTATAACACCCACCCGGATGATCAAATAGAGACGTTAGCAAAAGGGATTGAGTACTATGGCTTTCGTGATCCTATTGTTATTTCTAAACTCAACGGTGTGTGCCCTGAAGGCGAGGGGAGAATCCTTGCTGCCATAAAATTGGGAATGGCTAAAATCCCCGTCATGTTTCAAGAATTCTCTAGCAAGGATTTACAAGAGCAATACGGATTGTTTCACAACGGAATAGCCAAGCAATCACAAATTGACCTCTCTAGGGTCCACGTAGACTTATCCAATTGGGGACCTGATTTTGATTTACTTCTCACTGGTATAAAAGGTTTTGAATTAACTCCGCTGAATATCGACGAGCCCGAACCAAGATCTGATCCAAAAGAAAAAGACACTGAACTAATAAAATGTCCAAACTGCGGCGTGCTGGTAAATGGCTAATTATGGCATTCCATATATGGGATCTAAATGTTCTGTAGCCCATAAAATATGCAGCGTTTTTCCCAAGGCAGATAATTTCTATGACCTATTCGGTGGTGGATTTTCAATTACTCATTTCATGCTTTTACATAGAAAAAATAACTACAAGCAGTTTTATTTTAACGAGATCCAATAGTGTTTTTGATCACGATAAGTTTTGGGAGTGGGTGATGGATCATAGCGATCCTGTTTACGTTTCAGAATATGCAGCGCCTAAAAACGTACACGTAATCATGGCCGTAAATAAAAAAGCAAGGTTAGCGGCCACCGGAGATACCCATAGTGTAGAAAAAATGTTTGCGAATGATGCAGGAAGAAAGGCGATGAATGGCTGATCCGAAAATTAGAGTGCAGCTCCCTGATGGCACGACAATTCTAATTGACGAAGAATTCGAACCACTACTTTACGAGGACAATGATGACACGCCCGAAGAAACCGTTTACTGAGCAAGAATTAAAATCAATTGAAGCTGCGGCAGGGATTGGCCTTACCATGAAGCAAATAGCATCGCTTCAAGGCACCACCCTTAGAACCCTGCAAAGAAAACTTAAACGGACAACGGGCGGCAAGGAAGCGGTAATGGGGGGGCGCGCCAAAGCGTTCGCACAAGTCGCAAAAACTCTATTTGAAATGGCAACAAGCGGTCGAGAGGCTGGCATGACAAAATTCTATCTGCAAACCCGTGGCGGCAATCGCTGGCAGGAAAGAAAAAGCCTAGAAGTAGGCGGTAAAGACGGAAAGCCAATCGAACAGGCAATTAAGATTATAGTTGAGGATTATCGTGAGGATGAATAATGGAAATCCGAATAGTCCTTACAGAAAAGCAATCCAAATTCGATAGGGTGATAGAGAAAACCCCCGTCGTTCTGTACGGCGGAAGTCGCGGCGGTGGTAAATCATTCGGCCTTCGTTCAATCATGCTAAAGCGGCGCTTTCAATACCCCGGAAGCATCGGCTACATATTTAGAAAGACCTTTCCTGAGCTAGAAGCAAACCATATTTCGCCTTTATTTGAGCAGTATCCCACATTAAAGAAATTCTATAACGAAGGCAAAAAGACACTACGCCTACCCAACGGGAGCCAACTTAGATTTGCCTTTTGTGAAAGTAAGAAAGACTTGGCTAAGTTTCAAGGCAGAGAAATTCATGACCTAGCCATTGAAGAGTGTGGAGATTGGCCTTACGAGCATTATGAACTTCTTCGTGCGTCAAACCGTTCAAGCCTCGCCCACATTAAGCCGCGCACTATTTTAACAGCCAATCCAGGCGGTGTCGGGCATAAGTGGCTCAAGAGATTATTCATAGAAAGACGCTTTGAACCGCCTGAAAATCCAGATGACTACGCATTCATATCAGCACGCGTTTCTGATAACCCTGCCCTTGCGAAAGCTGACCCGCAGTATGCTTCGCGTCTTGCCTCAATAAAGAATGAAACGCTTAGGCGTGCGTGGCTCTACGGGGATTGGGATGTATCTGCCGGGCAATTTTTTGACGAGCTTTCTCGAGAAGTTCACATGGTGAAACCATTTACCATTCCTCCCCATTGGCAATGGTTTGGTTCTTATGACTATGGGTATAATCATCCCGCGTCTTGGGGGTTCTGGGTGTGCGATGAGGACGGAAATATTTACCGAGTAAAAGAAATCGTTCAGGCAAAGTTGAGAATCGATCAACAAGCAAATCTTGTGAACGAATATCTACAATCAATGATTAAAACGAATCAGAAGAAAGACAAATCAATTGTTTTCTGGGCGGGGCACGATTGTTGGGCGAATAAAAAAGCGGGTGATCCAACGATTGCAGAAGACTTTTCGCGACACGAAATATTTATGAAGCGTGCAAATATTGATAGAAAGCAGGGCGCGTCTCAGGTTAGAATGTATTTAGCCCACGACAAATTACCCAACGGAAAACGACAAGGCCCTCGAGTGTTCTACTTCGATACTTGCGAAATCGGGTTTGATTGTTTGTCGCGGATGACTCATAATCCTGACGATACCGAAGATATTTTAAAGGTCGATTCAGTAGATGGTGACCCATTTACCGGCGACGATTCATACGATGAAGCTCGTTATGGCATAATGAGTAGGCCCGGAATCTCATTGCCAGTTCCTAAGAAACGAGGAGCTTCATATGATGATTACTCTAGCGATAGGAAATCAAGTTGGCAGACAGTGTAGAAATTAAAATCGAAACTGATGAGCAAAAAAGACTTAGAAAGCTCAAAGCTGACTTTACTGCCGATTTTCGTGCTGAATCTGAGTGGCGAAAAGATAAAGAACAATACGGGAAATTCTACGACGGCGACCAACTCTCCGATGAAGAAGTAAAAGCATTAGAGGAAAGAGGACAGCCGCCAGTCGTAATTAACCGCATCAAGCCAAAACTTGATTCAATATTTGGAATTCAAGAGGCGTTACAGGTAGACACAAAAGCTTATCCTGCCGGTGATAGGCAGGAAGAAGCGGAATTTGTTTCCGAAGAGCTGAGGCATATTGAGGATGACTCTGATTTGGATTCAGAAGAATCCTTAGTTTTTGAAGATATCTGCATTGATGGGCGTGGCTGGTATAAATGTTTTAAAGAGTTTGATGGGCTTAATGGGGTTGACCGGGTTAAACATATCTCGAATGAAAAAGTGGTCTTGGACAGATACTGTACTGAAGAAGATAGACGAACAGGAGACTTAAAAACTGCAAAGCGCGTGCATGAGACTATCTGGACAGACCTCGGAGACGCTCAGGATATGTTTCCCGGTCACAAGGAAAAATTGCAGGCAGCGGTTGAGAACCCTGACCTTTCAAGCGTTATGGCTTCTGACCCATCCAAAGAACATAACCCAGACCAATACGCACAAAAAGGCGATACGAAATATTCTGACACTGAGATGGAAGAACTCCATACGTACGTCGACAAAAAGCAAAGACGCATTCGTATTGTCACGACCCACTACAGAATTCCTAAGGTAAAAAAGTTTTTGAAGAGTGCAACAGGGACCTTCGATATTACAAATCAATCTGAAAAAACTGTTGAGAGGATGATGAATGAACTTGAAGGTCCCACGACATGGACTGAGACCGTTTGGCAGTTAAATACCTGCACGTTTGCATGGAATGTAATTTTAGAAAAGAGAAAAGACATTCGTCCCTACGACAGTCAGGCAAAGTTCCCACTTATCATGGCGCCCGGTTATGTCACTCGCTGCAAAAAGAAAAAACCATACGGAATTGTGAAGCAGCACATGGATCCGCAAAAAGAAGTGAATAAGCGCAGAAGTAAGATGCTTCACCTTTTAAATACCAACCAAGTTTGGTATGAGGCCGGGGCTTTTGAGGATGAGGCAAAAGCAAAGAGAGAATCTTCTAGGCCCGATGGTTGGGTAAAGCACAAGCCGCAATTTAAGATAGAAAGAGTGACGCACGAACAATTGGCGCAATCTCAATTTCAGTTACTACAAGAATCCAAGCAAGAAATAGATACGTCAGGGATTAATAAAGAAGTTGAGGGAAGTTCCCGCGCTAATTCAGCACGTCAGGAACAGCTTAGACAGCAGCTAGCGCAGCAACCAATTAGAAAGCTATTTGTAAATTTAAGGGCAGCTAGAAAAAGAATCGGTTATTACTTTTTAGATGAAATACTGCATCGTAATCCAGAAGTAGAAATTAGAAAGTATGATCTCATAATTGACGAGGCTCCTGATACGATTAATTTACAATCGGAAACCTTTGAGATCTTGGCATCGTTAGCAAGAGAGGGATTACCAATTCCTCCTGAAATGATAATTGAAATGAGCCCACTTAGTCCGGCAAAGAAGAAAGAATTTTTGGATAGAATGCAACAAATGCAAATGGCGCAGCAGCAAGCGGCTATGCAGGCAGGGCAAGGGGCTCCGCAGTAATTTGTTGTTTATAAAAATTTAATATTTTGAGATTCCGGGGTTGCTCCCGGTGAGATGGGAAGTGTTTCCTCACTCCATCAATAGTCAAAATCTCAACACCTCTATGACTAGGGGGAATGAGCCTGAAAAGGTTTGTTCCCCCTTTGTCATTTTGGAAACGGTTTTAAGACTAAAGACCGGATGCGTTTAATCGACGTGTTCGGTCTTTTTGTTTTTTAAAGAGTGCCGCCGACTGTAACGGGCGTTGGTTGAAAACGGGATGCCGCCGATTCGGGCATATCGAGATGAAACTCGTAAAAACAAGGGGAAGTGTAGAAATGTCAGAGACAGTAAAAACAACTGAAACAAAAGACGTAAGTGTGCCAGCAACGGAGACTAAAGCTCCGGAGCAGCAAATCGGTATGAAAGATGTTCTTTCGCCGCGCAGTGAATCCATAGAACAGTCGGTTGAAAAACCAATTGAGTCGGTTCCTGCGAAAGTTGAAGTTCCTAAGTCAATTGATGGGAGTGAATCAATCACTCCTGTTGTAGAGGCTATAGCGGACCCTAAACAAGAGGGTCTAGTTAAAGGACTTCAGGCCGAAAGAAAGAAAAGGCAAGAAGCTCAGCAACAATTGATGGATCTGCAAAAGCGAAACGAAGAGTTAGAAGCTCAAGGTTTGCAACCTGTAGATACAAGTCACATTGATGCTCAGATGAAGAATAAAATTCTTGCTATTTCTGAGAGCTCCGCCAAGCTTTCCCATCCTGATTACGCGGAAAAATACGCGGCTTTTGAAGCAGCAGTTTACGACGGTCCTGAGATAAATCGCCTCCTCTATGACTCAGTAGTAAATAGTGATCACCCAGGTGAATCTGCCTACGAAGCGGGCAAAATGATTCTTTTTCAAAGAGAGCACGGCGTACGACTTGACGACCAAGTCAAATCCATCGAGGCGAAAGCCATTGCTCGTGAGAGAGAAAAAATCCGCAAAGAAGTAGAAGCAGAGTTGCACGGGAAGATCCAAACCAAACAAAACCAACCAACTAACCTGCTTACTTCACGTGCCGCAGGGAGCTCGGGCGAAGTCCCTTTCGTTCAACCTTCCATGGGAGACGTGTTGGGGCATAAACGGAGACGATAAAAAATGAATACCTCTATCTCTACTTCTAATGCAATCACAAGGGAGCAATTCCTTGCGTCAGCATTTATTGAGTATGTCGATAAGCTAGTCCTTAAACCTTACATGGGAACTTCCACTGAATCAGTGATTCAAGTATCTGAAGAGCTCACGAAAGAAAAAGGCGACGCAGTTACCTTCAACCTGGCTGCTGCACTTGATGGCGATGGCGTCACAACAGGCGGAACAATGGAAGGTAATGAAGAAGCGATGCAGTTCTATGCTCATAGAATTGAACTTCAAGAATACCGAAATGCTGTGAAAGACGATGGCTCTATGAGCCGTCAGCGAACACCTTTCGATCTATACCGCCAATTCAGTCCTGCGCTTACAACTTGGATGGCCCAAAAAGCTGAACAAAAAATGTTCAACTCTTTAGCTTCCATTGGAAACGCTGATTATGCTTCCGTCTCTGAGGCGACAAAAGATGCTTGGTTACTTGCCAATGCTGACCGTATGCTTTTCGGGGCTACTGTTTCAAACGCTTCTACCAATGACCACAGCACAAGCTTAGGAAACATCGACGGAACTGCCGATATTCTGACGACTGCTCAAATTTCTCTCGCAAAGAGAATGGCGCAATTGTCTGACCCTAAAATCCGTCCAATCAAGATGGATAACGGCGAAGAAGTCTACGTAATGTTCGTGCATCCTCTATGCGCTCGTGACCTGAAAAACAGCGACGCTTGGAAAAATGCTCAGCAGCACGCAAAAGACCGCGGCGAAACCAATCCACTTTTCACAGGCGCTCTCGGCATGTGGGATGGAGTCATCATTAAGGAAACTCCAAAATGCCTGCTTTTGTCGGCTGTTGGAGCATCTACAAGTGATGTTGCTGCGAACTTCCTTTGCGGAGCTCAAGCACTTCTATACGGACAAGGCGGATACCCTGAAGAAGGTTCGGCACGCGTCGTTCTCACAGAAAAAAGCTTTGATTATGACACGCAAAAAGGCGTTCAAATCAAATCGATGTGGGCTCAAGCTAAGGCCGTTTTCAACGGGAAACAACATGGCGTTGTAACTGTTTATTCGTCGGCTATCGCGGACTAATTTAATCGGGGGAGGACTTTAGTGGTTCTCCCCTCAAATATTCAACAGGAGAATTAAAATGAAATATACAGATAATCAATACAATCTAAAAGTGGTTGACCATAAATCACAGGATGGATTTTCAGGCGCCGGAGACGTTACCTCTGGATGCTTGGTTTTCATCTGTGATGCCGGAACGAAAACGCTTGCAACCATCTACTCGGACGCTGCCCGCGCAGCTAAAACAAACCCGATTTCTCGCGCTC